GCCGCCAGATCGCCGCCGCGATCGACGTGGCGTTGAAGGAAACCATCACCGCGTTCATGCCCGACACGTCGATGGCGAAGTTCTGTTATTCGCGCACCGATCAAACCGACGAGCAACAGCTGCAGACGATCTACCGTCGCGACCTAATCTATGATTGCGAATACGCGACGCTGACGACCTTCCCCGGCTGGACCGTCACCACGGTCGAGATCCAAACACGGCCGGGCAACTTCGGCCTGCCGCAGCCGCCGCCGATCACCACCGTCATCGCCTGATCATCAAACAAACGAGGCACGCCATGCCGACGCTCAAACTCGTCTGCGTACATCCATTCCACAAGTTCGAAGTCGGCCAGGAAGTCACCGACCCGGCCGAAGTCAATCGGCTCAACACAAGCGAACACGAACATCATTTCGTGCGCGTCAACGTGCCGGACCCACCGGCCGACGAAACGTCTCCCACTGCCGACCAGACCTAATAGGAGCTCACCATGGCCAAAGTCTTTCTTGACGGCCAGCAGAACCTTGCTGGTCTGTCGGTTCCTGGGGTGTACGGCGACATCATTTTGCCAACGCCGTTTTTGTTGGGCCAGCCCACGAACATCATGGGGTTGGTGGGCGTCGGGCAGTGGGGTCCGCTCAACGCGCTGATCCCGGTTTCGACGCCAGTGGACTGCCAGCTGCAACTCGGCAATCCGGTCATCCGTCCTTACGACATCGCGACTTATGTGGCGGCGGCGACGCAAGTCGGCTCGGCCATCGGCTTCTTGTGCGTGCGCGTGTCAGATGGCACCGATGCGGCCGCAACCGTGCAAGTGACTAGCGGCGGCGCGTTCGCGTCTGATACGGTGACATTCTCGGCGCAGCCGGTCGCGGGCGACATCCTGACAATCGGCGGCACCGGCTACACCTTCAGCGCGGTCAATATCGGCCCGACGCTGGCGGTGACGTTGCTGACGCTGGTGACGACGCTGGCGAACTCCAACGACGTTAACCTGTCGCAAAACCGCTACACACTTTCCGGACAGGTTTTGACGATTACGTCGAAGACGGCGGGCACCGGTGGCAACTCGACGACCGTCGCCAAGACTGGCGGCACCAACTTCACCATCGCTACGCCGACACTGAGCGGAGGCACCGCTGCTGGTGGTGTCGGCGCAACGATCACGGCGAAATACACCGGCACGCTGGGCAACGGGCTGACGTTCAACATCGTCAACGGCAGCGCCGCCAACAGCTACATGGCTATCGTCGCCTTCCCCGGCATGCCGCCCGAGCAGTTCAACAACATCACCGGCTCGGGCAATGCGTTCTGGGTCAACCTCGCGGCCGCGATCAACAACGGCACGCCGTTCCATGCGCCATCGGCCTACGTCGTTGCCGCCGCTGGTGCGGCGACCGGGTCACCGACTGTCAGCAATCCGCAAACGCTGACGGGCGGCTCTGACGGTGCGGCGGGCGTCACCGACGCGACGCTGGTTGGACAGGATCAGGTGCCGCGTAAAGGCATGTTCACGTTCCGGCAAACGGCGGTCGATAGTTTCACGCTCTGCGATCTGTCAACGACCGCCGACTATGCGGCGATCGGATCGTTCGCCATCGGCGAGACGATGCTTCCAGTGTTTGGAACGATCTCAGGCGACACGATTTCGAACTGTCTGGCGACGCGCATCAGTTCGGGCATCGACACGCCGTGGTTCTGGCTGATCCTCGGCGACTATCCCAGCTTCTATGACGAATACAATCAGGTCACGCGGCTGGTGAACCCGAGCGCGTTCGGGCTCGGCATCTTGGGCAATCTGTCGCCGCAGCAAAACCCGTTGAATAAGCCGCTGCAAGGCATCAGTTCGACGCAGCGCACGACGCTGGGGCAGACCTACAGCGACACCGAGTTGTCGCTGATCAATCTCGGTGGCATCGACGTGATCCTCGGCCCACAATCGTCGCCGGGCGGCTACTACTATTCGTTCGCCACCGGTCGCAATGCGTCGAGCAACACGGCGGCGTCGGGCATCGAGTACACGCGAATGACCAACTTCCTCATTCGCACCGCGCGCTCGAAAGCGGCCGGGTCATTCATCGGCCGCTTGCAGTCGATTCAAGCCAACGATCAGACGCGTCAGCAAGCGCACGACTTGTTCGATGGCTTCTCCGCTGAACTTGCTTCGCCGCAGTTCGGGCTCGGCATCGGCGCGCAAGGCATGATCGACATTCCGTGGTTGGTCAAATGCGACTTGACCAACAATCCGCCGAACCTGCAGGCGCTCGGTTATCTGTTCCTCTATTGGGAAGTCAGATACCTCAACGTCGTTCGCTACTTCGTCATCAAGTTCCAGGGCGGCGGCAACGTTGTTGTCAGCGTGCAGAACACGCCGCCGTCGCCGTCGCAGTTCGCCACGCTGGCGAATACCGGCGCGCCGATCGCCTGATCTTTCTCTTCCACCAAACAAACAACTGATCTGATGGAGGTTGGCGATGACCGTCAACTTGATGAACGTCGGCCGTGACTACAACTTCGGCCTCTACGACTCGAACCAGGGTGTCATCCAAGACTTGGGTGACATCCAGACGATCCGCATCACGTCGCAAAAGCACGACATCGTCAGCCGTCCTTACAATCAGCCGCCGAGGTTCGGCTACATCCCGGACGGATATCGCGTCGACTTCACCATCACACGCACCGACAGCGAGCTTGAAGACTTGCAAGTGGCGATGGAGATCGCTTTCAACAACGGACAAAACTCGCTGCCCGGCTTTCTCAACGAGACGGTGCAAAACCCCGACGGCAGCATCACCCGCTATCAATATCAACAGTTCGTCTTTTGGCTGACCGACCAGGGCGAAATCTCACGCGAGCGCGTGATCCAACAGCGTCTTGAAGGTTTGGCCTCGCTGAAAATCCAGCTGCAATAAACGAGGCAATCATGACTGACCAGACCAACGGCGGGCGCGCCCCGCCGACCGCTGACGTGCGACTGTCGCGTTACAAAGAGATTGAACGCGAAGCCGATTCCTTCGGCCGCATTATCGGCGTGCGCCGCTTGAAGCCATCCGAGCAAACACGCATCGACGGCATGTCGCCCGAGCTCCACGGCCACAACACGCTCGAACTCGATGTCTATGACGACACCGGCAAGGCGACGGGAGAAAAGCGCAAGCAGTATATTTCGCATCGCGCGCCACTGATCTTAGCGGCATCGGTCTGCGAGGTTGATCGCGCACCGATGCCGTTTCCACGTTCGCGTGCCGAACTCGATGCCACCTACGACATGTTGGACTCAGAAGGGCTTGCGGCCGCCAGCGTGGCGCTGGCGCGGCTGATGATGCGCACCGAACTGCCGCTTGAGCAAGTCAAGGAGATCGCAAAAAACTCGCCAGCGACACCGTCTTTAGACTCCAATGCTGGGTCGTCCGCAACGGTGTCGCATTAGAAGAAGCGGAGGAAATGCCGCTCGAAGAACTGTGGGCGCGCGCCGTGGTGTTTGCACAGTACGAGAACGGCGAAAAAGAATACGACTGGGAAACGATGAAGTTCATTGAACCGCTGCTGCCGCGACAATGAGAGTTGGCTACATCACCGCCGAGGGCCAAGTCATCGGCACCATCGACGTTCGCCTTGAAGAGGGCAGTCCCGAAGAATATCCGCACTATCCGCCCGATCTCAACGGCATGTGGGAGACTGATGATGGCGGCGAAGAAGGCGCTGACGGCACGTCGGGCCCACAACATAGCCCGACGTTTCGCAAGGGCGTCGGGCCCGGCTCGGTCGAGCGTCGTCAGCGTCGCGAGGGCGTCGTTACAGATCGGCAGCATCAGGGTCCGACGTTTCGGCGCGGTACCGGGCCGGGATCAAAGACGCATCCGCATCAAGACGAACCGGCGCGCGGCCCGCAGCATTTCAACGTCAGCGACATTAAGAGTTCGATCAGCGGCGGCGGTCGCGCCAAGTTCAGGGAGGAACTAAAAAACAATCCGGCGCTGCGTGAAAAAGTTCTCAACATCATGTCCAACGAGCAGGGCTCGCATCCCGAAGGGACACAAGCCATTGCCGAAAGCATGATGAACCGCGCCACTGTGCGGCATCAATCGCTTGAACAAGCGGCGCGCTGGGTGGGAGAAGGCGGAGGCTACTACGCGCGCGGCAACATGGGCAAAGGCAAGGAGAGTTATCGGGCGACACTAGAAAAAAGTCTCGACGCCGCGCTCGCCGGATCAAATATCGCCAACTATGCGACCGACAACGCCTCGGGCTCGTGGGGACAAAATCGCATCAACAAAGGGCAGTTCGAAGAACGCGCGCGCTTCGGCTATCCGGGGATGCAAGAGCAGTTCACCATCCCTAGCCACAGCGAGCAGCCGGTCAATCGTCGCAACTGGGACGAATGGCAGCGACAGGGTGCGCCGCTCGGCGGTGGTGCTCCGGTCGGCGTCACCCATCTTGATCCGCGCTGGGTGCCGCCGGGGCAAAAAGGCGAGCCGACATTCGCCTCGACACCGGCCAAGCCGGGCACGACGACCGACGCGCGCACGCCGCAACAGCAACAAAGCGCGGCGGCGGGTGACCGGCTGTCGATGGTCGGCAACTACACATCGGGCGGTGATCCGCGCCGCGAAGCTTTGATCGCGGCCAATCGCGAAGCCGCCAGCAAGCTGCCACCCGGCTATCGTGTCGAAGCGTATTCGGGACAGCGCAGTGGTGCCAACCAAGGACCGCACCGCACGTCGGGCGCAATCGACTTTCGCATCATCGACCCGCAAGGGCGCACGATCAGCAACTATCAGAACCCGGAAAACTTCGCGATCTATGAACGATTGGCGCAGCACGCGCACACGCATCTGCTGCAGCACAATCCCGAACTGGCGGCACAGCATCGCTTCGGCGGCTACTTCTCCGGCCAACTCGGTCCTGGCGGCACGTACGGTGCAATGGATCTGATGCATCAAGACTTCGCGGGCGGCAACGCGCGCATGGCGGCAGGCAGTTGGGAGCGCGGGCTTGATCCTGGCTGGCGAAATCGCTGGGGTGTCGGGCAATCAAGTACGGGTATGAGCACGGCGGCGGGCCCGACGTCGGCAACAACGCCGACACCATCGCCGCCAGCGACATCAGCACAGCCCGCGACGACAGCACCGCCACCATCGACGGGCACTGGCGGGCAAACGACGGGCCCGAGCGGTCTGACCTGGCCGGTGACGCCGCGCTCGTTTGGTGGCGGCGTCGGCGCGGCGCGCGCCGGGCACACGCACGAAGGCGTGGACGTGCTGGTGCCGCACGGCTCGGCGCTCTATGCGCCCGCACATGGCGTTATTCTCAGGCACAATCCGCACGGCACGTTCCAGGGTGACGCGGCGACGTACATTCGACTCGATAACGGCATGACGATCGCGTACATGCACCACAGTCTTGATCCGAGTTTGCACGCGGGCTCGGAAGTCCAAGCTGGTCAACTCGTCGGCACGACCGGCACAGCCAACAGCGTTCCACATCTGCATCTTGAAACGTGGGCGGGCGAGCCGCATCGCAGCGCTTTGCTCGATCCGATGAAGGTGTTTGGTTGGGATCGCAGCGCATATCCTGGGGCTGGTTCTGCGCTGGCGCGCGGCGACATGAGGCCCGGGCCCGGTGGCTCAGGCGGTGGTGCTGGCGGCGCGTTTGCTGGTGGCGATGGTGGCGGCATGCTTGGCGGTGCTGGTTTGCCAAGCCGCTATGCCGAGCGCGGCCGACCGGATGTGATGCCGACCGCCGCGCCCTACACTGGGCTCGATGCGCCGCGACCGCTGTTGCCAGCGCGCACCGAGCCGACGTTCGCGACGATCCCACAGCAAGAACAGCCGACGTTCGCGCCGACGCCGAGACTGCCGACTGGAGCGGGCGCGTCTGGTGGACCGCCACCGCGCCAGCAGCCGCCGAGCGGCGATCAAGACATCACCACCAGCGTCGCCTATCTCGCTGGCATGTTTGCGGGTTATGGCTGGACGCAATCGTACCAGCGCGAATACAGCGCATGGCAGCGCAGGCTGAACCGCTCAATGAGGCGCAATGGCTGACACACGCAAAGACCATACGCTGAACGATGCCAAGAACGTCTTCCTGAAAATGTCAGCGGAGATGAAAGCACACGCGCGCGAGGCGCTGGAAGAAGCGGCAGTGATGGTCGAGACCGAAGCCAAGCGCGTCATCGGCACTTACGAATATGGTTGGCCGCGCTTGCAGCCGAGCACGATCGCGCGCAAGGGCGCTGACACGCCGCTGCTTGAGACTGGCGAGTTGCGCGACTCGATCGAGCATTACACGCCCGACGTTGGCCCGCTGGCGACCTACGTCGGCTCAAACAATCCGAAAGCGATGTGGATGGAGCTAGGCACGGTGCACATTCCGCCACGCTCGTTCTTGCTGGCGGCGGCAATGCACAAAGAAAAGGAGGTGCGCGAAAAGCTGGGAATCAAAATCAACGCCTCGATCGTCAACACGCTGGAACAGCAGCCGAAGGGACTGCCTGATCTCTGATGCCTTCGATCTACGACATCATGATCGAAATGAACCTCGAAGACAGAGTCTCCGAGGGACTGAAGGGCATCGGCGAATCGTTCACCACACTGTTAGAGCAGCTGGAAAAGCTGCACGAGGGTTTGAGCAGCACCGCGTTACTCGGCGCTGGCATCGGCCTGGCACTCGGTCTGAACAAGATCGCGAGCGCGGCCGAGCAGCTGAACGATGCGCTGACCAAAATCGGCGTCAGCGGCTACGACGCTGAAGCGGCATTGACCGCCGCCGAGCGTGCCACCGAAGCGGTGCGCGGCACGACGACGGGCGAGAACGCCGAACTGCTACGCCGACTGACGCCGCTGATGGGCTATTCCAGCGCGATGGCGCTCGCGCCCGACTGGGCACGCGCGAGTTGGTGGCTAGAGCGCTACAAGAACATGGGCGTCGATCCGACGCGCAGTATGGAAACGATGGCGCGCGTTGGTCATGGCGTGCTCGGACTTGAGGGCGAAAAGCTGTCGCGTTTCTTCGAGGAGCAAATAAAGACACTGGTTTATACCGGCGGTCAGGTGCAGCCGCAGCAACTCTCGCAACTGTTTCGGCGCGGCGGCGTCGCCGCCATGGGCTTGACGCCGGAAACGCTGATGAACGTGCTGCCGTGGCTGCAAATGAACATGGGCGGCCCCGGCCGCGACATTCTCGGCGCGAACTTCGCCAACTTCGAAAAGATCATGATGGATCCGAAGCTGCGCGGCATTCGACCGGGCGCGTTCGAGACCTACATGCGCGATCCGCGCTACGGCATCGACTTCAAGGGCACGCGCGAGGACATGCTGGCGCTACGCGACCCGCGTTTGTTTGCTGAACGCATTGGTCCGGCGTTGCGCGAGAAATGGGGCACCGGCCCGCAAGGCGAAGCGGCGATCCGCGACATCATGCAGAAGATGTTCTCCAGCGCCATCATCGCCGAGATCATGACGCTGTTGATCACGCGCTACGGCGATTACATGAAGTTCAAGACCGGGCGCGAAGCCGTGGACGTGGACGAAGATGCGCGGCGGCGCTTTCAGGATGTCAACATCGAAGCATCGAAGGCGCGGCTGCAAGCAGCGATCAATGAGACGTTCGAGACGATCGGCAAGAAAGTCGAGAGCACCTATCTTTACAAGCTGAACTCGATGAGCGGCTGGATCGAGGACTTGAACCGCGCGCTCAAGGAAATACCCGACGACAAGGTGGAGTTTTTGTTCAATAGTCTCGGTGGGCTTGCGGTGACGCTGGCCGGACTCGGTGCACTGCGCTTGGCTGGCGGCGCTTTGAGTTTCTTCATCGGCGGTGCCAACGCGCCCATTCTGATTGCAGCGGGGGCGCTGGTCGGCGCATTGCTGTTGTTGTCGGGCGGCAAGTGGGACGAAACCGTCAAGGCTCTGCAGGGTCTCAACACTGGCCTTTCGAATGTGCTCGACGCGCTGATCAGGACGATCACCGGCAAAAAGGACGAACTGCTCGGCGCGCGCACGGAGGGGCCGCGACAGCCGCTCGACATTCCCGGCGTGCATGAAGCGATCTATGGTCGTCGTTATGGATTTGCGCGCTCCGATGTTTCCGATCAGTTCATACCCAAAGGTTCGTTTGGCGGCAACTTAGAGATTGGTCAGCGCGGCGGATTTTGGGGCGGACCAGGTCCCGAGCAACAATCGTCGGCGATCGATCGCTGGACGCGCGCCTTCCTGTCCGCTGTTGTGCCGAACATTCCGGCGCTGTCGCGCGCGCGTCAAGTTGGTGTCGATGCTGCTTATGACTGGTGGCGACAGCATCATGCCGATGCGCCGCGTCCGGGCGGCTCGTGGCTTCCGCAGCTATTCCGGCCGCTATCTTATTTGCTCCCGGGTGCGGCGCAAGCAGCGCCGTCAGGCGGCGGCGGTTTCATCATCGGCGGCGGCGGCGCACCGCCATCACATCCGGCGTTCTTTGGTGGTGGCGCAGCGCCACCATCAGCCAGCCCATTCGCTTTCCCGACACCACCTGCGCCGCAGTCGGTCGCCGCCATGCCGTCGTTCTCGCCGGGCGCACCGCGTGCCGAGCAAAACGTCAATCTCAACGTGTCGCTGAACGTCGATGGCCGCGCGCTCGGCTCGGTGGTGTTGGAGCGCATCTTGAACATGTACGATTTCTCCCACACAGGTCCCGGTGCGAACTGGGACGCCGGTTACGCGGGACCGGAAACGCCCTACATGGCGCGATGATTCAGGATCAACTCATTCTCGGACCGATCACGTTCGACTCTTATTCGACGCCCGACATCTTCAGCGTCGGCGGCAAGCAGCAGCTTATCGTGCACAAGCTGCCGGGCGGCTCGCGCGTCATCGACGAACTTGGCCCCGACGAAATGGACATCGTCTGGCGCGGGCATTTCTTCGGCGACAATGCTTACGCCACTGCACGGCAACTCGATGCGCTGCGCATCAGCGGCGCAGTGCTGGCGCTATCGTTCGCCGGTCAAGGACGCACGGTCATCATCGCTGATTTCATCTACTCGATCCGTCGCCTGCCGCTGTGGGTCGAGTACGTCATCACCTGCACAGTGGTCACGCACGGCCCGAACACCGGACCGAGCGGCAGCGCGGTTCAGAATCAGGTGACGTCCGACCTGGGCAATGCCAACGCCGACAACGGCAACCCATTCGGTCCGTTCGCGATGCCGCCATCGACAATGCCCGGCGGCACGCCGGTGTGGCAGAGCCCGATTCCGTGAGCATCCCGGCAAACATCTTCAGCGAGTGGGAGAACTTGCAGGCGCAAGTCGCGGCGGCCGCGCCGCTCAATACTGCGTCGCGCGCCACTGTCGTCGCCATGCAGCTGAACGCGGCGCAGCTGGTCAACGATGTCGAGAATGCCGAGCACAGCTTGGCGGGCGCGCTCGACACCTATACGTCGGGCGTCGATCCAGTGTTGATCATTCAAGGCGTGCTCGGCGTTTACGAGAACGCCGTCGATGTCGCCAATCTGGCGCAAATGCGCGGCATTGCCGGTCGCGTCGCTTCCAATCTCGATCAGCTTGGGCCGAAGCCGCGACCGCTGCCGCCCTGGCAGCAGCCGGTCGGCTTTGTGCTGCCGCCGTTCCCGAAGCTGATGCAGCCGCGAGGCAACATCCTCACCGCATCTGATCCGCCGCAAGTCATCATCGCCACCATCTTTCGCGCGCCGCCGAGCCGCAACGCCACCATTGTTGCTAACAGTCCAGTCAGAACCCCATGAGCACACCGACAGGCTACATCGCGGCGACCATCCCGGCGCAGATCGCGCGCGTATCGGGCACGACGCTGTTTCACGTCGCCGCCGCACAAGCGGGCGACGCGCTGCAGTGGGGCACGATCGCGCAGTTCAACAACATGCTCGATCCGTGGATCGACGTGCAGGTTGATTTGTATATCCCGCCGACTTGGCCACCCGAGCCGGTGAGCGGCATTCTCGGGCTGTGATGTGGCAGTCTCTTTTCGTGTCGGGCCGCACAATGCTTGGCTGATCGCTGGCGGCACTTGGCAGTGCATCGACGGCGAAGTGGTGTTGTTCTCCAACGGCACGACCAGTTTTTTCAACGTGCGCCTGCCGATGAATGCGCCTGGTTATCTGGAGTTCTGGTCCAGTGCTGGAGCCGAGTCGAGTTCGGTGATCGTGGAGACCGCTGACGGCGAGGGTCCGCTGTGCGCCGAGTTTCTGGTACAGCGCGTCGAGTTCAATCTGGTCGGCGGCGTCATTGACGTGCACGGCGAAGACGTGATGTCGAAGCTGCACAGTTCGCAGACGTTCGGTTCGTGGAAGAACCAGACCGCAGGCAACGTCGTGCAACAGATCGCCATGCAGGCCGGTGTGCCCACGTCGATCATGGGCTCGATGGTAATGGCGGGCAAAAAAGTCGTCGATGATTACGTCAAGATGACTGACGGGCAGACATCGTCGGCGGCGATCATGAAGTTGGCGCAGCTGGAAGGAGCTCGCTACTACGTCGGCAGCAAAGACGGAACGCTACACTACGAAGTGCAAACCGAGGGCGGCGGCGCAGCTGGCGGCTTCTATACGCTGTACTGGCAGCGTCCAGCGCCATCCGAGCCGATGGTGTCCGACTGTCTGGCGCTGATGGTCATTCACAACGTCGCGGCGGGCACCGCTTCCGGCATCACCGGAAACAGCTGGCAGCCGCAGCCTAAGCAATCCGTGAGCACAGGTGGCAATGGCGGCGGCGGCGGCGGTGGTGATGGCGGTGGTGGCGGTGGCGGGCCGATGGCGGGAACCGGCTATCTCGATCAACCCAACATGCAGCAAGCACAGCTGAAGTCGCTGGCCGACAGTCGCTTTGCTTCGTTGAGCGGTCGCGAATGGGAAATCCGCGCCACGATTGCAGGCGATCCGGCCGTTGAACCGTTCATGAAAGTGTCGCTGACCGGCTCCGGTTTTTTTGATCGGTCTTACGACATCGAAAAAGTAACGCACCGCTTTGGCATGCAGGGTTACACCACGATCATCACGTCAAAGGCTAAGGGCGGCGCAACAGGAGGCAAATAAAAATGGCGGGCGGGGATAATCTGGAAAACCTGATTGCGCGCGTGGTCGAGAAAATGATGGCGGGTCGCTACAGCGAACGTCATGCACTCGTGACCAGCTACGATTCCAAAAAGTACCTCGCCAAGGTCAAGTTCATGCCGTACGGGCAGCAATCGGGATGGCTGCCGATCGAGACCGGTCACATCGGGCAGGGTTACGGCATCGCCATCGGCCTGCAGCCCGGCAGCGGTGACGCCATGGGCGCGCAGGGCGGCGGGTCGCCGTTCGGTGGTGGCGGCATGTCTGGCGGCCAGCAAGCCAACGCGCAGTCGGGCACGCAAGACAGCATGGGCGATCAGGTCGTTGTGCGCTTTCAAGAGACTGATTTTGAGGCGGGCAAGATCGTGCAGCGCGTCCATTCGCAGAAGGACAAGCCACCTGCGCCGGTTGAATCCGGCGAGATCATGGTCTGGACCAAGTTCAAGAAGGATCAGGACAGCGGGCCGGACGCAGCAAAGGACGGCACCGGCGGGACGGGGTGCAAAATCTACTTCAAGAACGATGGCTCGCTGACCACCGAGGACGGCAACGGCGCGTCGCGGAAGATGGACGGCAACGGCAACTACACCGTCACGTCCGGCAACCAACAAAAGTCAACGAAAATCCTGCACCAAATCGTCCAAAACAATCCCGGCATCGGGCCGGACGACACGCAGGAAAAGCAGCCGTCGAATCCGAAGCACTACACCAAGCTTGAAACCAAGAACGGCGCACGCACCTCGGTGTTCAATGAACAACACTACACGACGTGGGATCAAAACGGCGTCACGCACTCGTCGCAGAACTCCGTCACCTCACAGGCTCCGCAGATACCGCACATCGGCAACACCTCGGTGACGCAGAACCTCTCGGTTGGACAGATCGTCACGGCTGCCAACTACACCACCACGTCGGACGTGCGGCTGAAAACAGACATCGCTCCGTTGCCGCCGATGCTTGACAAGCTGATGAAACTCGAGGTCAAGACCTTCTGCAAGCAATCCGACCCGGCGGTCTCTCTGGGCATGACATACACTGCGCCAGGGATCGGGTTGATCGCTCAAGAGGTCAGAGAAGTCTTCCCGGAGATGGTCCACGGCGAGGAAAGCAAGTGCTACTTGAGCATCAACGAGCCAGCAGTTGGTATGGCGTTGATCGCGGCATTTCAAGAGTTCGTGCTTAAGACCCGTGCCGAGATCGCCGACCTCAAGGCCCAACTCGATGCCTGATCTTTATTTGGAGTGGCACGACGATTTCGCGCCCGACGCGACCGGCGATCTGCTGACAGTGGACGGCGACGACGAGACGCGACAGCGCCTCGAACGTCGTTTGTTTACTGCCGTGCAAAGCTATGTCTGGCATCAGGACTACGGTGCTGGTCTGCCGCAGCGCATCGGCGATCCGATGACGATCAACAGCATCAAGTCGATCATTGATCCGCAAATCTATTTGGAAGCTTCCGTCGCGCCCAACCCGCCGGTGCAGATCGACATCGCCGCCTCACCCAATGACCCGAGCAATGTCGGCATCGGCATCAAATATTGGGACGCTGCGACCGGCGTCGCAGTGTCGTTCACGATCGACGCGTTGACATCATGACCGATCTGCCGACGCAAAGCTTCGATACGATCGTTGCCAATATCGCCGCTGGCATTCAGGGACGTGCGCAAAAGCTTTTAAACTTCAAGACCGGCTCGACGCTGCGCGCGATCGCCGAAGGTTACGCGGGCATATTTTTGTGGTGGCAAGCGCTGGTCTTGCAGCTGCTCACAGCTTGTCGTCTGAGCACGGCAAGCGGCGTCGACGTTGACACCTTTACCGCTGACTTCATGCCCGCCGTCGCGGGAACGAACTCGCCGCGTCTGCCAGCATCGCAGGCCACCGGCCAGGTGATCGTGTCGCGGCTGACAGCGGGACCCAACTCGGTGTTTGTCCCGGTCGGCGCGATCTTCACTGTCGGCGATGGCTCGGCCAACAACTTCGTCGTCATTCCGGATCCGACTTATCAGAACTTCAACGTGCTGACGAACGGCTACGTGCTCGATCCGGCAGTTGCTTCAATGATCGTCCCGGTGCAATGCGTGACGCCGGGCACGCAAGGCAACGTCAGTATCGGCTCGATCAATCAAATCGTCACCAGCATCGCTGGGCTCGATCAAGTCACCAATCCGGGCAACTTTGTCAACGGTCAAGACTTCGAATCTGACGCGGCGCTGAAGTCACGCTTTGCCGCTTACATCATGGGGCTGTCGCGCGGCGATCTCTATGGCACGGCGGCTTCGCTGGAAGGCGTCGGCGTTTCCGTGCAGTGGGATTTGACCGAAGGTTACAACTACGATGGCTCCTGGCGCGGCGGTTATTATTGGATTGTTGCTGATGACGGTAGCGGCAGTCCTCCGCCTTCTTTTTTGCAAAACATCATGGACGCGGCGCAGGCGGTGCGCCCGCTCGGCATTCAGTGCGCGGTGTTTCCGCCAGTGATCCTGTGGGCGACGATCAGCTTCAACGTCTTTTATGCGAAGGGCTACGACGGCCCGACGATCGCGGCTGCGGTCGCGGCCAATGTCACCGCGAACGTCAACGGGCTCGGGCTCGGCAACGATCTGGAATGGTCGCAGATCAGCACGTGGGTCTATGCGATTCCCGGTGTGCGCAAAGTCGAAAACGTTTTGTTGAATGGCCTCAGTGGCGATGGCGCGACGCTGGTCACGTCAAAGCCGACGCTCGACGGCACGATGATGATGCCCTACGCGACGGTGAAAATCAGGTCCGTGTTGGTCACGCCGCTGCTGATTAGCACGTGGACGCCGGTCTGATGGATCTCAGCAGCTTCATCGTCATCGGCATCGGCAGCGCCGCTGATCTTTTGCAGCGGATCAAAAAGATATTGCCGCCGCGCTGGTGGGCGTGGGGGGCAACGTATCGCGATGCTGTGCTTGGCGGCATCTGTGACGCGGCGGCCTGGTCCTATTCTTGGATTCCCTACGCAGCGCTGCAAACAAGACTGGCGACCGCGACCGGCGTCTGGCTCGACATCTATGCTTATGATTTCGTCGGTCGCTTCATTCTTCGCGGCGGCACAAGCGATAGCGCCTTTCGTTCGCTGTTGCAGTCGACCATTCTGCAGCAGCGCGTCACCCGCTTCGGTGTGCAGCAGATCGTGACAAATCTGCTCGGCAACGTGTCACCGCGCATCATCGAACCGTGGAGTCCTGGCGACTGCGGCGGCTATGGCTGCGGCAACATTGCTTATGGCCGTGCTGGCGCGTGGGGTTCGATCCAGTTGCCCGGCCAAGTCTTCATGCAGTTATCGCGCGCTGGTGTTGGCGCGACCGGCGTGCCCACTGTCACCGGCTACGGCAACACGACTGGTGGCTATGGCGTCGGCGCGATCGAATACGGCGGCGTCGAGATTGCCGAAATCGGCATCACCGATCAGCAGGTCTATGCCGCAATCGAATACTCGAAGCCGACCGGCATCACCGCCTGGGTTCAGTTCTAAAAACCTTTCCTCGATTTCAGAGAGACACGCCGTGGATCGCGCAATCGTCTACGATAACGCGCTGCCGCAATCCATCGACTTGTTGAACACCAACAAGTTCGCTTTGGTGGCGCAGGGCCGCGCCATGTGGGCCATTCTCGGCGGCAACACCGTCGTGCACGGCCTACAGTGCACGCAGACTTCGCCGACCGCGACGCTCAACGTCAATGTCGCACCGGGCTCGATCTATACGCAAGACCCGACCGACGCCAACGCGTACGGCGATCTCGGCATCGACAACACCATCATCATCAAACAAGGCATCCTACCGCAGCCGGTGACACTGACGATCACGCCGCCATCGGTCGCAGGTTTCAGCCAAATCTTTCTGATCGAAGCGGCGCTGCAGGACGTCGATACCGGCTCGGCGGTGCTGCCGTATTTCAACGCCAACAACATTCAACAGCCGTTCTCAGGTCCCGGCAACAGCGGGCAAGCGCAGTTCTTAGTCCGCCAAGTCAACTGTGTGATTTCGGTGAAAGCTGGCGTCGCCGCGCCGACCGACACTGAAATCGCACCGACACCCGATGTCGGTTATGTAGCGCTTTATACGATCGACGTGCCGAACGGCATTTCGCAGATCACCAACGCGCTGATCAAGACGCTACCGACTGCGCCGTTCTTCTGGAACCTGCCGAGCATTCCGGGCGGCGTGCAGACCAGCGCGTGGACTTATGGTGCTGATACCGGCGTCGCCAATGCGATGCAGCTTGTGCAATGGCCGCCGGTCACTACGCTCGTTCCCGGTCAACTCGCGTTCGTCAAAGCGGCTTTCGGCAATACCGGAGCAGCGACTTTTGCGCTCGGCTCGACTGGTGCGCAGCCGATTCACCGCGCTAACGGCGCGGCGCTGACCAGCGGCGACTACAACGCCAACATGATCGTCGGGCTCATGTGGGACGGCGCGGCGTGGCAGATCATCAACTTTGGCGGCATCAGCGCTGGCTCGACCACCACCAACAACTTTGTGCTGTCGATCCCCTACGTGATTGATACCGGCACGCCAAACACTGTTGTCGGCACGTTCTCGCCAGCGGTCACTTCGCTGTCGGCCGGGTTGACGGTCGAAGTGCAGATCGGCGCGGCCAACACCAACACTGGCGCGAGCACGCTTGCGGCCAATGCGACCGGGGCCAAGCCGATCATTCGCAATGGCCTGCCGCTGCAGCCGCGCGATCTTCTCCCCGGTCTTGTTTGCTTGTTCGTCTATGACGGCACGAGCTGGGAACTGATCAACGCGCGCTGGCCGTTCACGTCATTTGATGAAAGCAGCCCGCCCGGCAGCGATAACGTGCTTGCGGTCGGCGATCAGCAAGTCATCACGTTCACCGGCGTCACCACCGTTCCGCTCAAGGTCGCATCGGTGCCTGGGCTTTATGAGATTGATCTGGTCATCACCGCCTGCAACAGCGTCAGCAACAATCTCTTTTTCCAAGCCAACAACAATCATTATGCCAACGGCTTCACCGATTGGGCGCTGACATCGCAATCGGGGCCTGGGCCGTTCAACATCGGCGGCACGGTCTATGATCCGGGCTTTGTTTACGGCGCACAGCCGGTGATCTCAGTCAACGATGACAGCCTCAATCCGGGCGCGGCCTGGCAGGGCGCTTTTATCTTTGACATGTTCAGCAACCCACAGGGCACCACTTACCCGCAGCCGAAAGGTCCGAATGCCGGTCCATTGCACGCCAAGCTGAGTGTGTCGACCGTGACGACTTACAAGGCCGTCAACTGGTGGGGCGGCAATGCTGGCGGTGCCGTGCTGTGCTACTCGCGCTGGTGGGATACCAGCATCGCTTGGACTTCGTTGGGCACGATCGCCGTTGCAGGACAGGGCGGCTTCGCCAATCCGTGGGGGACGATCTCGGGCACTGCGATCGTCAAGCGTCTGGCGTAGGAGCAAACAAATGCACCGCGCCATCATCTATGACGCGCAGATGCCGCAAGCGCCCGATGTCCTGAACACCAACAAGTTCGGGATGCAGGGTCTTGCTTATGCTTTGTGGGCGATACTCGGCGGCAATACTGTGGTGCATGGGCTCGCCTGCACGACAACGCTGCCGACCGCAACGCTCAACGTCGTCATCGCGCCCGGTTCGATTTACGCGATGGATACGATGGACGCGACCGCGTACAGCGATCTGGGAACGGATTCGACCATCGTCTGCAAGCAGGGCATTCTCAACGCACCGCTGACGCTGACGGTCACGCCACCGGGCACATCGGGACAGAGCCAAGTTTATTTGGTCGAGGCGGCGCTGACCGACGTCGATAACAACTCGATGGTCGTGCAGTACTACAATCCCGCCAACATCTTTCAGCCGATCCAAGGACCAGGCGGCAGCACCATACCGGGCACCGGCACGCCGCAAGTCACGACGCGATTGGTCAAGTGCACCGTGCAGCTGAAGGCTGGCGTCGCGGCGACGACAGGCAGTGAAGTCGCGCCCGCGCCAGATTCCGGTTTCGTCGGACTGTTCACGATCGACGTGCCCAATGGCGCGACCGCTGTCACGTCGGCGATGATCGCAACGCTCGCCACCGCGCCATTCTTTCCCAATCTGCCAGCCATCCCGCCCGGTCTGCAAACAAGCACGTGGACCTATTGCGTCGATACCGGCGCGGTCAATGCGATGGTCGGCGTGGTGTGGCCGCCGGTTACCGCGCTGACGCCAGGACAGCTAGCGTTCGTCAAGGCCGGTCACGCCAATACGGCCGCGACGACGTTCGCGCTCGGCTCGACCGGCGCGCAGCCTGTGCATCGCGCCAATGGTAACGCGCTGTCGGCCGCCGATCTCAGCTTGGGCATGGTGGTCGCGCTGATGTGGGATGGTGCGGCTTGGCAGATGCTCGATTTCTTGGGCTACACCCCGACTGGCACCAACACCAACACTTACACGTTCAGCATTCCCTATGCCATCGACTCGGGTACACCAAACAACGTCATTGGCAACTTTGCGCCCGCCATCACTTCGCTCGGGCCAGGGCTGACGGTCGAAGTCCAGATCGGACCAAACAATCTCAACACCGGAGCCTCGACGCTGCAATGTAACGTGATGGCGGCTAAGCCGATCATTCGTAACGGCTTGGCTTTGCAGCCGCGCGACCTTCTTCCCAACATGATCTGTTTGTTTGTTTATGATGGCACCAGCTTTGAGTTGATCAATGCGCGCTGGCCGTACACTTCGGTCAACGACAATGCGCCGCCAAGTGCCGACATCTATCTGGCTGTCGGCGATCAGCAGAATGTCAGCTGGACCAATCTAAAAAAGGTGCCGTTTTGGGTGGCGACGGTGCCGGGTGTCTATGAGATCGACTTGGTTTGCACCACTCCCAACGCATCGGTCGACAATGACCTGATGATCATGCCGAACAACAATCAGTACAGCGGTCCAGGCGGTGGCGGCCAGTTCACGGTCTGGGATCTCGTCGGGTTCGTCCCGCCGAGCCAATATGGCGGCAATCTGATTCCAGCTAAGCAGGCTGAATACGAAGTGTGGAATACCGACGACCCGAGTTTTAATCTTGGCGGTCCCGGTTGGATTGGCGTCTTCGGCTTTGACCTGTTCGATAACCCGGAGCCGGGCAACATCACGCCGCGCAATGGCAACGTCGGACCGTTTCACGCCAAGTTCGTTGTTTCAACATTCACGGCCGCCAAGGCGATTAACTGCTGGGCCGGTCAGTCTGGCGGCCCGAGCGTCAACTATGCGCGCTGGTGGGATACGACGATACCGTACACGTCGCTCGGCACTTTCGCGCTGGTGTCGGGAGATTATGGCACGCAAAACTTGGTGCCCTGCTCGGGCTTTGCGGTGATCAGGCGGCGCGCATGATTACAAACATTTTGCTGATGCCGCAGATCGACGGCTCGCAGACCAGTTTTTCGGTCTTTAACAACGCTGACTGGGTCGATAATCTCTACTTCACCGCACCCGGTTATGGCCCAGCGCTGACGCTCACCGGCTGTTCGCTGGCGTCGGGATCAAACAACATCGCGGTGCCTTCGACGCTTGGCATTCAGCCCGGCATGGCGATTGCGCCCACACCAGGATTGCCGAATGGCGCTTTCGTCGGTGCGATAACTTCGCTCATCCAACTCACCGCCGTCAGTTCGGCGGGCGCTCCTGTCAATGCGACAGCAACGACCGTCGTTGCCACGCTGACATTCGGACCGCCGCCGCTCGATCTGAGCAACATCAGCTTCCTTGCCAACTTGCGCACGCAGTTCGGTAACACCGCACAAATATGGCTGACCGCACAGACAGCGGACGGCTCGATGGTGAATGGCGGTCTGACAGGCGTGCTGTCCTTCAACGTGAAGTCGGGCGTCATGCAGAGCGTCCCGGCTGGCACTTATGCGCTCGACATCCTTGCGATCGCCGATGGTCGCACCGTCAACTTGATGGCGAACGGCCCGGCGAGCGTCATCGTCTCGCAAGGCATTTCAGACGCTGCGCTATGACAGTCACAAGCTTCGTCACAGTGCCAAACGCTCTCGTTACGGGACCTGCTGTCGCGTCGCTGCAAACGCCGACGCCTGCGCAACAGGCGGCGGCGGCGGCGGCCTCGGCCGGACCAAGCCAACCAAACTATTTCCTGACGCTTGGTATCGGACCGCGCTCTGCTCCGTTCACGCTGGCGCAGGCCGATCAGGGCAGTGCGATTGATCTGTATACCGGGGCGACGCCGACTTTACCGGCAACGATCAACATTGGCTGGTGGGCGATCCTCAACAACGTCAGCACCGGCGTCATCACGGTGACAGCGACCAGCAACACCATCAACGGTTTTGCGTCGTTGGCGCTGTTGCCCAGTCAAGCGGTGATGGTCTGGTTCAACGGCGTTAGCTACGAAACACTCTACGTTCAGGTCACGACCGATACCGATGTGTGGGCAGCGACGATCGGCAAGGTGGTGGGCTCCAGCAATCTGGCTAGCTCCGTTGCCTCGGTCGCGCTGATCGACGCGGCGACGGTCGCCTTTAACTGGCAAAGCGGCATCAACTTCAATCTGTTGCTGACGACATCGCGCACGCTCGGCAATCCGACAAACGGCATTCCCGGTCAGTGGCGCACGATCTTGGTGACACAGCCCGTTGCTGGTGCCGCGGTATTGACCTACGGCAATCAGTACACATTCCCTGGCGGCGTCGCGCCGATCATCGCCGCTGGCGCAAGTCAAAACACGCGGCTTTCCATCTTCTGCCGCAGCTCGACTGTGTTTGAGCTTTACATGATCGGCGCAGGTATCTGATGTTCTTGCCGGGCGGCTTCACGCCGATGCGCGTCAGCATGGCCCCGCCGTTCGATCCGATGGTGGCAGGTGGCGGCATCACCGGAGCCTATTCGGTATCGCGCAAGGTCATCAGCACCTATGGAGGCGCGTTCTACACGCTCAGCGGCGGCCTTGTTACCCAATTGAATAATCAGGCACTGACTGGCGTGAACTTGCCGCAAGCGGCGGCGGGAGATGGAGCGCCGCTCGCCAATCAAGGAGCGCGCAATCAGATTTGCCTCAACTTCAACGGGGCCAGACTCTACTCCGTCCCAGCCGTCACAAGCTTTTTCACCAATGCCATCGGCTATTTCATCGCCTCGGTGATCGTCAGCTCGATTGCCGGAGTGGCACAGGACTACACCGCGCCGGGCCTCTTCGGTGACACCGGCGGCTATCTCGGGCTTTATCTGGATGGTGCCGGAAGCTTGAAGAACCTGCATGGCTTCAACACCGATGCCGCGGCCGAGTACACACCACTCAACAGCTTCGGTTCGTTTGGCGTGCCTTTCATCGCCGAGTGGTGGCACTCAGCCGGTCAAGTCGGCTGCTCAGTCAACGGCAACGACACGGTGACCAACTCCGGCAATACTGGCGCGACGACCTTCGCGGTCTATCTCGGATACGGCTACAGCGTCGGCCTCGTCGGCTACATCTTCGAAGCACTGTTCAGCAAAGTAATGCCGACGCCTGCACAGCGCGTCTACATGCGTCAAAATCTTCTCAGTTGGGTGACATGATCATGATCACACCGGAGCAATTCGGCGCGACCGGCGACGGCAGCGATCAGACAGCCGCCATGCAGCTGTGGGCCGCAGGCGTGGCGAAGGGCGGCGTCGGCTATCTGCCGGGCCACTACGGCATCAGCGCGCCGCTGCGCTTTGCCAACAACGCGCAAGTCGTCATCGGCGGCGACAGCTATCTCGCAAGCTCGATCACGCTGTTGAGCACGACACAGGACGGCCTGGTCTTCACCGGAAGCGGCCGCTTTCATTTGCATGACTTCGCCATCTTCCCGCTCGGCGCACAGACCAACGGAGCGGCGATCAACGTGCCGGGTAAGCGCGATTCCTATGTCGCCTGTCAGATCGAGCGCATCTGGATGCCCAACCAAATCTACAAGGGCATTGCCTCGACCGGCATGAGCACGTTCACCATCCGCGACTGTGACATCGCCGGGCTTTACCCGTTCTCGTTCAAGGATCCCGGCGACAGCATCATCGCGGCGGGTCGCAGCGAACCGCTGCTCAACGGCGTCGGCATTTCCTGCAACGGCGACTGCGGCGGGCTCAAAGTCATCGGCCACAAGATGAACGGCAGCAACTACAGCGCCGCCGCCAGCTTGATCCTCGAGTCCAGCGACGGTGACGTGCAGTTCTTGGGCGGCAGCTACGAGGGCTGGAATCAAAGTGGCGCTGTCGTGGACAGTCGGCCGAATGTCTCTTTCAACAACATCAGCTTTATCGGCGTGCAGATGGCTGGCGTCGGTCGCAGCATCTACTTCCCCAACTCCGCCAAGCAAATAAGGACCGGCCGCGTCGTCATCGGTTTTTGCATTATGCAAGACACACTGGGCTGCTACATTGACGGCGTCGATTCGCTGGTCGATGTCGGCAACATCATGTCCAACCCACTCGGCAAGGGGCCGCGCTGTGGAGCGAATGCGAACAAGCTGAACTGGGACTTGGTCGCAGGGACAGCATGACGGCGCGCTTGAGCCTGCAAGAGCGCGTGCAGCTCGCGCGGCAAGATGCGCTGACGCAAGAAGAACTCTTGAGGCTGGTCGCTGACTTGTGGCGTGAGGTGGAAAAGCTTCGCAAGCATCATCAAGACAGGTGACGCATGACGCTCTATCGTGGAATGCAGCCGTGGCGGCATGATGCGATCAGACTGAAGTTCGGCAGCTACATCGACCGCGCCAAGCTGCCGGTGCTGCCGCGCGTGTTCGGTCATGTCGGTCGTGCACAGCCGCCGAGCACGGGCGGCTGGCAGATGTTGGGCAACGATCAGGCTGGCGATTGCGTGATGGCAGGCGCGTGCCACGAGACAATGGTGTGGACGTGGGCGACCGGGCGCGCGA